GGTTACGAACTCTCCAATTATGGGGGTGTTCGCGTCGGTAAGCGAAAAGGCGTAAGACTTCTCCTGTAGCTTTTTCAACGGGGTTACCTTGGGAGGCAGATTCACCGTAAGGTGAAACTTCGCCAATTGCCTCTTTATGTCGCAGCACGAATTAACGTCTCCCGTCCAGACATCGGGCCCGTAACGTCTGGCTAGGAATGCGACACCTAGGTCCCCCCGCCTCACTTGCACAAGTTCGAGAACTTGCCCAACGCGCGCGGCTGCCTTAGTGGCGGTTGTAGGGTCCATGTCGGCAGATAGCCCATCATCACCACCGAATATGCCGAGGCTGTTCCAGGACTCACCCGGGGCCAACCCTTGCATTCGGTAGGTATAGTAGGCTATGAACGCCGTGTCGAGAGTGTTGCACGCGGAAGTGTCGGCACCACCTGAGAGGCGATGCCATTGTGTTTGGTATCTGATTCCAAAAGACGTCCGCGCTGCGATATGGTGGTGCCTATTCCACGTCTCGGTCAACATCACGTGGGATTCTTTTACGAAGACCCTGGTGAGCACCATCTTCTCCAGCAGGGCAAGCACATTGCTGTGCCTGCCATCCATTCTGCTGAAGTCAGTGTTTGCCACCACTTTCTTCGCACTTGAACAAATCTCCGCCACCCTCTGCGCCACCTCCCGCGGTGACTTGCCAAAAGAATACCAATGCTGTTTCTTCATCACAGCGTCGGTAAACGCGTAGATGAAACGTGCATAGTCTCTCTTGTCTGGGGGATTGATTGTGGAGATTCCACGTGGGTCGTTGACGTTGGGGTAGGCCTCCCGCTTAATAAACTGACTGGTCAGTTCTTTGGGCTGGGTGTGATCCGCCTCACGCAACAATGCTCTCTGACTAGGCTTGTTCTGTCTCGCATACACCTCTTCCTCTTCAACAGGCAAGAGGGAGTGAACACGGTAGTCTGGCACAATGTGCGCAGCAAACTCCTCCATGCATTTGAACATGAACTTGTCCACCGGCAACTCTTTTGCTGTGACCTCCTTCACTCGTTTGTCT